TGTTACGCACCCATCAAACGAGTTCCACCTAGCATCTATTCTTTTTATTATTCCTTTTGTCTTTTCTGGGTAAGGACTGTTTATTGCTTTTGAAAATACATTCTTATAACCCCATTCACAGTTTGCTATTTCTTCTATTGGTTCTATGTACTGCTGTGCTTTCTCACAATCCATCAAAATTACACTATCACTAAACCAGCCTCTTTCGTACTCAGTTCCTTCAAACTCTTTTGGGTTTTTGTTTAATGTATCAAAGCACATTCCGAAAGCACAATCTTCTAGGTCTGTTTCCCATAGTGCGGAGATATCTCTAAAATTCATTTGGTCGCCGTCCATATAGATAGCTCTACCTTTAAAATTACATAGTTCTGGTATTGCATACCTAAAACAGGTAAAGGGTGTTCCCCAACCTGTCGTGTTCCAGTCAGGAAACATACTAGGTCGCATCCAAGTAAACTCTACTTTTCTATTTGTATTACTGTGTATTGAGTATGCTAAGATTCTCTCAATCCACTTATCTTCGTACTCACTTGTGCCTACGAATATTCTTATTGGTTCTTTTTCCCACTCTTTCAGAGCTACGTGTACGTGTTTAGTTTCAATCATTTTTTCACTCCGTGTTTGCTAAAGCCTGAGTCTACTTTGTAGTACCAAAATAGAGTTCCCTCTTTAGGGTATAGATTCATGATTCGGTTGCCAGGGTACATAGGATTTTTCTGTTCATCTACTACGAAACCAAATGCATCAACTTCATGCCACTTGAATAAGTGAGGCGAATGAAGATACATACTTCTATAAGCATTAAGTCGTGCGCCGTCTGGGGGTGCATTTCGTATAGCGGCAAACATGCCGTTACTTTGTAGAGTTATTACTCCTGCCTGTACTGGCAAAGGGTGTAATACTGAGTGTTCATTACATCTTACAAGCGTAAGATTAGATATGAGAGCGTCCTTCTGCCCTATATGGTTACAGATGTCGTTAAATAAAGTTTGTTTTAGTACTTCTGTCCACTCAGGGAAGCTGGAGTTGTATATTTGTTGGTTGGTAATGTTATACATCTGATATGAATCGGCATGTATAAACTTCCAATCGTTTTGTGGTGGTACGTATTTGAGCACATTTTCAGCAAGCTCATTAAATAATTTGTAGTTCATTCATCAGTATGTTGTAATAAAGTTAATTGCACTATCAATACTTCCTTGATAGCGTTCGGGTAAACTCAGGTCAATTACTACTCGAGGTCTACTACCTGTGTTTGTGTCTGCGAACCAAGTACTTCCGTCAGCTGGGTGATATCCTTCAATACATGTCCAGTTGCCTGCACCTACGCTGCGTCTTTGGTCTTTAATTGTTGTCTGTCTTTTGCCTTCGACCATAATCGAATAACCACTTCCTGCATTATAAATAAATCTAAGGAATCTTCGTGGTTTATTTTTGGCATTGTGCCAACCTGTGTGTCCCCACTTTGGAGGCATAACTGTTACTGTATCGTAATACCACTTCTCATTTTGTTGGTATATTCCATTTTGTCCCATGCCTTTCTTAAACAGGGCAAGGAAGAAATGTTTCTCAGCTCTCAGTCGTTTCTTCATCTGTCCACCAGCTCGCCTGTCTTCTCCTAATCCACTTTGTCTGCCTGTGTGGAAGACGTGCGATTGTCCTGAGTAATCTTGGTAGTTAAAGGACTTAGGGAAACCTATAAAAGTGTTATCTGCCATATGTTCTTTTAGTTTCTTAAAAGTTAGGTCTGGTTTGGGTTGCGCCCTAAATGTATGGGGCATCTGCAGTAGTTGCGTTGCAAAGTTATCTAGTCTTGCTAGTAATTTGACATTCTTAATTGGTATTTGTTTCATTTTTCAAAGCTTCTGGGTCTGTTACTTTTTCATAGTAAACTACGACCTCTTTGAGTTCGGTTATATATCGCTTGAGTTCTTGCATATTATAACTCATCAACTCATAATCAGGGATAGACATAGCCACGAATACTATCTGGCCATGTTCCTTAGTCAACCTGTCGTGGAACTCTTCAATGTTTTTATCGCTCACTACATACCATAGTGGTTCTTTTAAGTCAATTTCTCTAGGCATCACGGGTTGCGTGATAATCCTATCCATCGGCTTAGCCGTAACTTCTATTGTTTTAGTTGGGATTAGACTGCAACTCGACATCATTATCGAGAGAGTCAATAGTCCTACTAATTGCTTCGATTGATTCAAATACATTTTTAGTTCCCTTGTTGATTCTAGGCTCTAGCATACCCGGCTTCGCCGCTGCTAGTTTGGTTAAATTATGACGCTTAAATATATCTAAATATCTATTCATCTCTAGTTGTGTTGCTTGGGACTTAGCCTGAAGTTCACCGAGCGACTTTGTTTGTAATGCAAAATCATTCTGCATTGTTGCGATAGCTTCCTCTTGGGTCGCTACTGCACTCTCTAGTGCTACATTGTTTGCTGTAAGCACTTGATTCTGTTGGTATAGGTAATAACTACCTAGACTTAGTACTAATATAATTCCTATTAATAATTGATTCATAATTGTTCTATCCTGTAATTAAGTCCTTCTGCTCCTCTGATTTCTACTAATTCGTCGTCATCAGTTGTGAACTTTAGGTACTTGTCTTGTTTCTTGTGGAACTTTTTAACTATGAAGTCTCTATCATCAGCATCGCCAAATACAGCGTTGTAACTGACTGTTAGTTTATATCTAGGAAATAAGTTGTACTTAAGCCAATAATATACCCATTTGATTACTTTCCAAACAGGGATATAAACCTTTGCAAGATGTGAGTTAAGTTGCAAGAAGAACTTTTTCATGCGACAAAGAGGTCTGCCTCTGCTTGTCTGCGCCTTGTTAATCCTTCTAGTACTTTTCCACCTGCTTTATTCCATCTTAACATTTGTGCTGGGACTCCTGCGAAGTCTCCTGCGTTTAGTACTTTCAAAAGTGTACTTGCTCCTAAGTTGCCTCCGCCTAAATTGTATACCCATGATACCATTGCATCAAATTGGTTTTGATTAAGCTCAACTGTTACTAAGTTATTTACATAGCCTTCGTACTCAGCCATCTCATCTCTGAGCATGTTTTCCGCTTCTTCTTGTGTGATAGTCATTCCTTCACTTACGCCTTTGATGTGACCATATCCTATCGTCCACACGCCAGCTGGGCACTTGTATGCCTGAAGTTCACACCCTTCAAAGTGTTTGATTAGTTCTAATCCTTTATTGCCTATATTCATATTTTAGTTTTCCTGTGGAGGAAGTGGGGGAGGTTTGCTCCCCCGCTTGTCTTAGTCGATATCGAACTGAGTCTCTTTGCTCTTGTCTTTCGTGATATTGACTGTGAGGAGTCCATCAAGTAATTTGATAGAATCTACCTTTAGGTCGGAATTGAGGACGAAGGTCTTGTCGAATGACTTCGCGCTAAGTCCTTGATGAATGAATGTATCACCCCCTTTGTTGTCTCTTACACCTTTTATCCGCAACTCATTGTCTTGCTGAGTTACTGACAGGTGCTTTTTACTCCAACCGGGCACAGCGATTTCAAGTTTGAATCCACTTTTGCCCTCCACTATATTATATCTTGGGTAGTTTGTTTCCATTTGGTCAAGCCAAGCTGGATTGTGTCCTAGCCAGAAGTTTTTTAGTATTTCTCTATGTATTGTGTTAGTTACCATAGTTCTGTCTCCTTTCATGCCTTTCGGTCATGCTTTGCTCCCTTTCGGTAAGCGGTTAGTTATATAAGCGATTTTTTCACTTACTTCGTTATTATAACAATTTTTGAGACTGATGTCAAGAACTATTTTCAGTCATCATAGTCTATCTGTCCTTTTTCTCGTAAATATTCGAGAGTATCTGATATGCCTATTCTTTTACCGATTGTATAAAAGATTCCGCCCGTGCATACTGTGATGACGAGCCATTGAAACTCGTTTGCGCCTAGTAGTTCCATACTATTTTCCTGTGTGTTTTATGAATTCTGATATTACTTTTGTACCATAAGCTGCCCATGCAACAAAGAAAGGTACTCCTATTATATATACTATGTCCATTATTTGCCTATGTGTTCTACATCTGATGGTGGTATAACCTGATAAGCACCCTTGTTATATGCGGGAGCTACAGTGTATTTCTTACTTGCCTCTACTTTCCAAGAATTGTCAACGGGAGCTGAATATTTGCTCGTTTTTAAACTAGGGTATTCTTTCGTCGTTTCTGTACTTGGTTTCACAGTCTTTTGTGTTGCCATGTTAAGGGGTTTTGCTTTTGTTTTCTTCCAAGCGTTAGTTTTCCTTTTTCTTCCTGAAGGGGTATAACGCATACTACCTTGAATAATCATTTTATTCTCCTTATTTTTTTGATTTATAGTATATTATACAGTTATTTAAGCGCGCAGTCAAGATATTTTGGAAGTTCATCAAAAATAGTTCTTGACTTTTGCATCATATTTTAGTATAATAGATATATGAGAACTTGGACTAACGAAGAAATTAAGTATCTGCGAAAGCATTACAACAACACGCCAATGAGCATTATAGCTGGACAGCTAGGACGCTCTGCGCAATCAATTCGGTCTAAAATATACTCAATGCGTAAGAAAGGTTTTACATTCGATAGGGTAACAGATGCCCAGCATTAACTGTGGTAATATGCCTGTCGAAAGGGCACTGCGCATCTTCCGTAAGAAATGCGACAATGCGGGCGTTGTACAAGAGGTACGCAAAAGAGAATTTTATGAAAAACCTACAGCCAAAAGAAAGCGTATGAAAGCGGCTGCAGTCAAGAGACAACAAAAAATTACGAGCCAAAATAACAACTATTTGAAGCGAAGACCGAATCATTTGCTTTGAACCATTGGTCACATTACAACTTCGCACTTCAACAACCCTTCGTTTTCCAACTGTAGTTCAAAATTTAATTTATTTTCTAGTACCAAAAACTTATTCCAACCCCTTCAGCGATATACCTTCGAAAAACACATCTTGCATTATTTCAAAAAGTATGGTAAAATATACTTATAATTTAGAAATGCAATCTAAACAAACCACAGACTTACTCCTCCTCTCCCAATCTCAGAATATAGAATTGAGAGCATCGGTGGAGCGACAGCGGGGGAGATGCGATATTCAAATCTGATAAATTCTGGAGATAATCTGGGAGTTAATGTGTTAATCATTTTCAATCAAGAAAACCAAATATCGCTAAAACGAACCCATTCTAAACCGCTAAAAACCCTACTTCAAACTAAATTCGTATATTTACGTCCAAATTAAACACAATTATGTCCAATTCGCGATAAATTTATAATAAAAAACCCCAAAAAGATGAGGTTAATTATTTACAATTATATTCAATTTCCTACTTGTGACCCTAGCTTCCCCAAAGTTTTCTACTGAGTTTTCCTACTCCTAGCTTCTCAAGGTCTTTGTCTTGTAGCATACGGATTTCTGTTGTGCTTACTAAATCTCTAGTACCATCAGCAAACTTTAATCTTGCTTTCACACCCGTTGGGGTATCAGATAGACCGAGTACTTCAGCATAATCTAACTTACCTTTTCTCATAATCTTACATAGTCTCATTTGAACTCCTCTGGTCTTAAATTTATTATTAATGTTTCTTCTAGCAGTTTCAAAGAACTTTTCGGAGACTTCTCTAAACCCGCTAGGGCTTGATAATCTACTACTAAGATATTTGCTATTGTCTCTACTAGCTCTTGTTTGGTGACTGGCTTTTCACCCGCCTTTGTTAAGTACTCAGTTTTCTGATAAACTCCTTCTCTACTTAGTTTACCTATTACTGATTTTATACTCTTATTCAATTCCCTTGCTAAATCTTCTACTGTTTCTCTAGTAGGATTAGCACTATACCTATCTTTCATTAGGTTTACCATATCTGGTGTATAATTTATAGCCATGAGTCCTCCTCTATCTTTTTGACTTCTTGTTTTACTTTATAAAGAGAATAGCCCCATAGTTCTGCTACTACATGTTCTGCCTCTTCTTCTCCGAACATACTGCATGCTTCCCACCAGTCGTCCGCCATTATTTGTCTTCTACTTTTCTTTAGTGTCACTTTGCACTCTCCCATAAGCTCTCAGCAATTCATCTTGACTTAGCTTATCACCGAATGTATGAATAACTACATCATTTTTGTACCTATCTACCCAGCCGCCGTTGTACTCAATATCCATGACACCGCTTTCAGCGGTATCTTCTGGTCTATCATCATAGTGCATCGAATTAGTACTATGTGCATGTATACTTCGGACTTGGATAGCCCACTTCTCAGCAGCGATTAGTATTCTTTGTCGTTCTACTACTTCGCTATACTGACTCACTACTTGCTCCTTTTAGAAAACTTGAATGTTTCCTTCACACCTAGCCATCTGTCATGCAAACTGTCCATAATTCTATTGAATTTGTACTGAAACATATCACTAGCGCCTTGGTCTCTCAACCAATTCATTATGAATATGGTCAGCATTACCCAGATTGCTAAGCTAAATATATAGTTGAAAGTGTAGTAAGGGAATAAAAACATATCGTTTAATAACTCCATTATATATCTCCTATCTCACGAGTTTCACTTCGTGTTACTTCAAAGCCATTTGGATATCTAGCCTCTAACTTTTTAATATTCTCGTCCATTACTTCGTCAGGAGTATAACCTAGTGCTATACAGCCCTGAATCCAATACCAAAGTATGTCGCCCAGTTCACGCTTCATGTGGAAGCGATTGTCTTCGTTAAACTCTTTACCTTGAAATACCATTTTCTTTAGTACTTCTGTGAACTCTCCACTCTCGGCAAGCATACCAATCGCGCTAGTCATAACTCTTGGCACATTGATATTATCTTGTGCTTCTAGTTTACTTGTGCTATTAATAAATGCCATAAAGTTCTTCGACTCATTACTTGTAGTTGTATCTACAAACTTAGCGTAATCGTTAATCTTGCTCATTTTACTACTTCCTATAAAGATTTAAACCTAGAAACGCCACACCATTTGGAGTCTCTACTTGTTGATTTCCAGAGCTACTAGCTATGATGGTTGACTTACCACTAGCACTCTTACCAAATTCTACATTAGTATCTATAATAATGGTCATTTTACCACTATCATCAATTTCATACTTAATGCCTTTTCCCATATTTGTCATATTACCTTCCTTGTCCACGATATTTTTTCGTGGCACGCTTTTTACTTTTGTTCATAGTAGATGTACCAACCTTACAGCGTCTACCTCTACCCCCAACACCTTGTGAGGTGCATTTTCTTGTGGTAGTGTGATTACTACCTTTTCTATACATTAGTGCCATGTTGCACCATTTTCCTCGAAGAATGTATAAATTAAGCTATCTTGGTACTCATCTGGCACACATTCTGCTTCTTCGTGATAATCGCTCCAGTCCCAGTCCTCTGCTTCCCAGTATTTCTTACCAAACTTACGCTCCATCATCTCTTGGATATCTTCGTCGTCTAGCGATACTTCGTCAGTACAGTCGTCTGCCCAGCTAACTACGCCTACAAAGTTTCTGAACTCGTCTTCGTACCTATGCTCTATTATCACATCTTCGTCTATTTCTTTTAGGTAGAAATACAACTCCTCAACATAAGGAGTTATTGCACTCCACGCTGATGTTATATTCACCATTCCTTCGTCTGCGTACTCTATGTGAGCCCATTTAGCTCCTATATTCTCGCAACCCCAATCGTACCAATTATCTTCGGTATAGCCACTCAAGAACGGGTGTTTCTGAATTTCATGGTACTCCCATATCTCGATAGTGCCGTCTCCGTGATAGCTTGGTCTCTCTATTTTCTCGCCATATTTAATGAACAGGGTTTCCCACTCTGCTTTTACAGCGTCGTTACCTTGTACTTGAATATAGTTGTCTACATGATTTGCCATCGTTTTTCTACTCCTCAGGTGGCTCAGACCAATCCATGTTGTTTGGTAGTTCCACACCTGTAATCTCGCATAGTCTGTAAAGCATTTCTTCGTATGCGACTGTTAATTGTATAACTTCTTCGTTAATTACTTGAAGTTCATCGAGCCTGTCTTTTATATCGGTTTCCAACTCGGTCATCTGCTTACGGAGTTGCTCACCCTCCTTGACAGTTGGAAATTTAATGATGTTGCTCATCGCCAGATACCTGCAACATGGTCGATTATTAGCCATATAACTGTGCCTATAATCGCTATCTTCCACAAGAACATTAGTGTTCCTACTAAAATCGCTTCCATACTACTCTCCTAAAACCATTAGGCTAAGTAGTACGAATAGTCCATACATTATGCCACCGAAAAATAAAATCACTTCCATACTAGTTCTACTCCTCTACGAGTTAGCTCGTTTTTGCACTTCTGTATAACTTTAGGCTTCGCATTATTACTATTGATATAGTCTATAAGCTCTTGCTTAGGTGTTTGTTTGATAAAGTATTTTTTTGTTACTGGCGTACCGCGGACTCCTCTACCTCGACCTACGAACTCTACACCATCTTTCTTAAATTTAATCGGCATTTTCTCTCCTATGCTTTTCTTGAAGTTCGACTCCGAGTACAAACTCGAGCGACTCAGCCAACTTCGGTTGTTTTTCTACTAATTCCTCAGCAAACATCGCTATGCCTACTGAGTCTTCTGCTAACGCTTCTACCATTTTTATGATTTTTTGCACTTGCGCCATTGCTCTCTCCTGTTTATCCAAAAATCTTCTGTCATACAGGTGTGTAACGCCCACAATACTATTGTGATTGAAGTGCGCCACACCAAGGTATGCAAAGGCAGCACTTCTGTATTCTTGTACTGCCTTGAATAATTCCTTCGCTTCACTACTGTTGAACGCCATTTATTGTGATTACTCCTACGCGTGACTCTGTTTCCATTGTTGCCTTGGCATCTACTTTCTCGATAGCTGTGCCATCGCAGTAGTGTACTAATCTGCGTCTTGTGATTTCTCGTCTTGCTTCTTTGCCTGCTGAGCTCTGCTCAATAGCAATTACAAGAAGCTCTTTGTCTGTTTTGCTTAAATATGTTAAGTCCATGTCGCTTCTCCTGTTTAGAATTTTGTTGTTAATTTTTAATATAGATATATTATACTTGGATTTTACCTTTTTGTCAAGAACTATTTTGAGCTAGGCATAGAATTTTGATGTGATGATTTTAAGAACAAAAGAAACCCCGCGCTTTGGCGGGGTGATAAACAGAGTGTGTTTGATACTTCAGTGTGGCCTAACGCATTGTCCGACTACTGTGTGAGCTGATACTGCTTGCGTGCGTGAAAGACTTACATATCTGCCTGTTGTCCATGATACAAAGTATCAAGCGGCTTCTCAACTTCTTTACTCTCTACTCGACAGAGCTACTGCCATTTCAAAAGATTTCCTCATTTTGCTACTTGCCGCGACTCTTCCGTTTGTATAGTCATCTTCTTCGCTTGTTGTACCCTAAGGTCTGCAGAGGCGAGCATTACACTCAATGAGTTAGTTTCTCCTATTAAGTTAGAGCTTCTAGCTTGGACTAAAGTAGTAAGTCTATCCGCATATTCTGTCATGTGGCTACTGTTCTTTGTCGTTAACACCACCATCTTCTCGATACGGCATCATTACTTCAGGACTCTTAGATTACATTAACCTTCGCACTCTAAGTCCAAGCGGGTTTCTCACACCCCCGAAGCTAGTTTCGCTAATAGCTTACGGTTACAATCGCGTCCATGTTTTCCGCCTGTCGGAGTGGCTACATCGTGACGCCATGCTAACGAGGGAGTGTTAAAGTCAGCCCTATGACTAAAAAGTGAGATGGGAACCGCTGAAGTATCATGTTCACCCCTATCTCGCGTGCAACCCTGATGGTGATTGTCTGCTACGCAGAACTATCGTATTTGCACTACCACACTTCTCGTCTTACTGCCTACTAAGCCTTCCTCTGTATGTCGAGGCGTTACCTTCGGTTGCGATTAATGTGCTGTTTTCGCTCGATGTTATACTGTATCTATCCAAAACGCTGCATAAAGCATAGCTATCAGTTGTGGGACAACTGGCTGATGGTTGAGATTAAATTCGCCATCACTTAGGAACTTATCCTGACTTATGTCGCAGGTCTCGGTTTACCATTGTCGCCGTTATTGAAAATCTTATTCTTTTTCAATTTTGTATATGAATATTATACTGGGTTTTTAACCATTTGTCAAGAACTTTTTTATGTTTTACTACTAAAAGTTTGACCTATTTGCAACTCTGAGGGGTAGCTTATACCCCTCTCGGTCGTCTAGGAACTAGGAAGCGTGAACTTCTAGACCTAATGCCTCTGCAAGTTTTTGAAGGTCTTGCTTACCTGCTTTGACTAGAGTCGGCATGACCGCGTCAAAGTGTCCTTCGATAGCTGACACGAATTGTGCTTTGCTAACTACTGGCTCACCAGTTTTAGTAGTTCTAGGTTGAGCTACATATACACCTTCTCTTGAAAGTTTTGCTATTACGCTTCTTGTAGTTTTTCCGAACTGTTTTGCCAATGCATCTACTGTGTCTCTGCTTGGATTTGCTTGGTAGGCTTCTGTCATAGAGGCTACCATTTCCTCTGTATAATTTTTAGCTGTTGCCATTGTATTTTCTCCCAAAAATATTGCTTTCGCATTTGTTAATAATTTGTTTATTGTCCATTTCATAATATATATTATACTATGAATTTGATTGGTAAGTCAAGAACTTTCTTAAGCGGCTCCTAAAATAATTAGGGTAGCTGCCATAGTACCATTAATCAGGAAGAGTTTGGCTACGAACTTATCTTGTTGATTTAGCATACTCCACTTCCGACCCAGCTTAGTAGTACAACACCATTTCCATCGTGCGACTTCTAATTTACTGCGTATCTTTTTCCAATTCATACATATATTATAGTCTAATTTTGAAGCCAAGTCAATCATTATTTGACGCTTGGCTCAAAATATTTACTACATTTTCTAGTAAGGCAAGTCTACCTGACGCCTTGTCGTTGTAATCAATCGAGTACCATTCACCCATAGTTGTATGCACACGCTCCTTGAGAAGTGTCATCTGGTCGTACTTACTGAGGGCCAGCGCATCATTAGGAGAGAACTTCCATTTGGTTAGAGGAGATACTTGGCGATTATTAATTCTCGCTGTTTGTTCTTCCTCACTTATGCTTAGCCAACACTTGATAAAAGTCGTGTCTTGCTTAGCTTCCCAGTCAAGTACTCTTGCCATGAAATCTTCATACTGCTCATCAGTACACCAGCCATTCATCTTCTGAACCATTGCTCGGCTATACCAACTTCTGTCGAAAAATACTATCTGATTGTCGCCAGGTAGCTTATTCTCCCATGACTCTAGCCAGTTATCCATGTCCCATGCACTAGGCATTGTGGACAAAGAAATCGAATACTTACTTGTTGGCAGGTAGTGAGTCAGCTCACGGATTGTTCCTGTCTTACCAGCAGTATCTCTACCCTCTAAGATTACCGCCACTTTGCCGAAGTCACCCTCGACGATTTGGTTTAATGCTATTTGTTGTAGTTCTAGTTTTGTCATATTTTTTCCTTTCTATACCCTATATTATACAGGGCATATATGAGCGGGTCAATTACTTTCTTACGCGTGGCATCATAAAATGACGCTGGCTAATTCTCGGGGGCGGGACGCGACCTGCAGCGGGTTTTCCTCAAAATTCCTCCCAAAAGCGCTAAAATCTTGCGCGGGTGCCCTAAAACTTTCGTAAACTTCGCACAACCCCGCCAAAGCTATATATTGACATTCTTCACCCGCTGTGATATAATACCAGGGTGGGGAGGGGTCTATTTGTTACTTATCGTTTTTGCACTTTGGCGCACAATCGCGCGCGGGTTACTATCGTTTTTATACTTCGTTTTTGCACTGGCGCAGGACCTCACAGCCCTGCGTTGAAACCCTTTACCTATCACATTCGCGCAGACACCCACAGCAAAAATAAGTTACACAGAATTTGAAAAACCTCTTGACAATTCTTCCTAGCTGTGTTAAAATCGGCGCGATTGGCAAATCGCAGGCATAAAAAAACCCGACCTAAGTCGGGTTTAGTGGTGGTCTTGTCGTGTCTAACCTTTTAGGAGACTTTTGACCCATACGATTGTCTCGATGTTCGCTCTGCCTAGAGATGCTGTGATTTTTGTGTCAACGCCCATTTTTTCGATTTCAGCGATTAGCGCTTTTTTGCTGATTTTTGCTTTTTTTGCTTTTTCCATTTCTTTCTCCTTTGTATAACATCTATTATACAGCGCCAATCCAAATTGTCAAGGGATTTCTTCAATTAAAAATAATTAAAATAATCCTTGACCCGCGCCGGGTTCTGTGATATACTACCAGGGTGGGGAGGGGTCCAGGTTGGCCACAGACATGCTGCATAAGAAATTTGATAAAATTTTAAGAAATCACTTGACATGCGTCACCCGCTGTGGTATAATGGGCGCCGCCCAAGCTGAACTCGTTTGTAAACTAAAAAAACATCATGTGTTTACTACTTTGGCGCACAGGCACGCTCACGCGTACAGCCAGAAAAAGGTCGTGTGTTTACTACTTAGGCGCAGCGGCGCAGAAAAAAAATCTAAATGCGAATGAGAATCATTCTCATCTACAAGGCAAAAAAAAAAGCCAAATGAGAATGAATCTCATTTGGCGGGTTTTCTCAAAATCTCAAAACCTGACGAACATTTTGAGCATATTTTTTAAGCCAACAGGACGCACAGTAATATTTTGCGTCCTGTATTAAATCGGCTTTCTTAGTGCAAATATGACAAATTGCCATTTTCTTTTCCATTGTAAATATGCGGATTAAAAGTTTTTATTCCTATCGAATTTAACTCGTTGCGGATTGATTCCTTATCGTCAAAAAATAGAATCTCGCCACCCTTCGCCAATACCTCGCGATAGGCTTTTCCGATTCGGTCGCGTTTGTATTCCGCGTCCTCTCGGTCATCACCTTTTGCTCGGCTAATAATTACCTTAACACCGCCTAGACCTAATTTCTCCAAAAGATCAAAATCCGCCTTTTGCATATATCTCGCGGTGCAAATAAATACCTCGCGATTTTGATTCAAAAGGTGAATCATAAATTTTCCTAGTGGTAAAAGTGAATCGCGGAGAATTTGCTCCCTAGTGTGTGCAATCCAATCTTCTAAGTCTAATTTGCCATTTACAATTTTGGCTCGGTGCTTTGAACAAATTACAGTCGAATCTAAATCGAATCCATAAATCGTATCATCTGAAATTTCAATATTCATTTAAAATCCCTCCAATACCATTGGTCAAAAGACATATATAGACACCACCCTAAAAGCGTTCCCATTGTTAATAATACAACCGCTACACCAATCGCAACAGTTCCCAAATAAGCTGTAAACCAATGAAACACAAAAAGCGTTAAACCAATCATTAAGCCAGTTATCAAATTAATCATAATTTCTCCCAAAATTAAAAAGTTAATAAAAAATCGCTATATTAAAGAGGGCGATAAGTCCTCTTAACTTCTATGGGAGAAGTTATCGAATTTCCATTTTTGCTTTCGCTGAAAGTTTTTTCTTCAGCTTTACCCATGAGAAAGTTTTTGGATTTCCGAGAAATGATTTCTCAAAATCCGCTTTGTGCTTTCTAGCAAAATGCCTTGCCAATTCAAATTCCATTTTGGAATCTTCGAGGGCGGTATGTTGCTCCTCGTATTGCTCGGATTCAAAAATCCAACGAGCCATACATTGAGCCGAATACCCATAATTTTTACCGCTATGAGATAAAAATTGTTTTTTATAAATTGGCTCTAAGTCGTCTACGAATTTAAAATAATTTTGATTAATCATTTTATTTGCGTAGCAATCCATAATGCACCAGTTCGGAATTTTCTCAAATTCTTTATAGCTTTCATTATGGAATTCTAAAACAGTCTTATTAAAAGCCTGTTTATCAAAAGCCCAATTATAAGACGCGACCGAATCCGCAAAACCGATTTGCTTAGATATATAATTTAAAATATATTTTAGCGGTTTGATTTTACTGCGATTTTTGAAAGCGTCCTCCAAAACCTTCGGATATCTTGAATCGTATTTCCAAAATTTCCTCTCGCCTGTTTCCTTGTCGATATAGGTATGTTCAAAATTTTTCGGATTACCGATAATTTCTTGAACATAAAAATCGAATTCTAAAGGTTCGGAATTAGGCGAATAAATATCGCCTAA